AGCCTCAACAATTGATACCGATACCGAACTATCCGCTGTAAACTCAATCTTGGGTAGCATAGGTCAATCACCGATAACCACTCTGAACTATGAAAACCCTGAAATAGCATTTATATATAATATACTAGCTGAAGTTAATAAGGATGTACAGAATGAAGGCTGGCATTTTAATACAGAACAACACATAGCTGTTGAACCTGATGCTAGTGGGTATATAACTATACCAAATAACGCATTAAGATATGATATCCATGATGGATTTAAAGATAGATCACAAGATGTTGTTATGCGTAATGGTAGGTTATATGATTTAGTAGATCATACTGATGTATTTACCCAGACTCTGTACCTTGATCTAGTGACGCTGTATGCGTTCGAAGATCTTCCTAACCCATTCCAACGTTACATCACTTACAGGGCTGCTGTAAGGGCTGCTACACAGCTTGTGTCAAACGTACAGCTCACACAGCTATTGAAAGAAGATGAAGCTAAGTCTAGAGCAGTTTGTATGGAGTACGAATGTGACAAAGCTGACCCATCATTCTTTGGTAGTCCACATGAAAGCATTTATACATCTTATCAACCTTACAATGCACTACGTAGATAATGTCAAGTATTACACAAACAATACCCAGTTATACTGGAGGGATATCTCAACAGCCTGACGAACTTAAGTTACCAGGGCAGGTGTCTAAAGCTATTAATGTATATCCTGACTTGGTAAATGGTTTAACTAAAAGGCCAGGTGGTAAATTAATAGCATCTCTTAGTGATAATGTTACAGTCGCTGTAAATTCAAATACAAATGGAAGATGGTTTCATTATTATAGAGATGAGAATGAACAGTACATAGGTCAAGTTAATAGGGCAGGTGATATTAATATGTGGACTTGTACTGACATCTACGTAGGTGGTGTTAAACGACATAGTGCAGGAGACTCTATATTAGTTCAATATGATACATCTACAGCAACAGCTTTAACTAATTACCTGACACATACTGATGATGAAGATGTACAAACATTAACACTTAACGATTATACTTATCTTACTAATCGTACTAAGACTGTTACAATGGATAGTACTACAGAAACTGGTAGACCAGAAACAGAAGCATACATTGAATTAAAAAAAGTTGCTTATGCTAGCCAGTATGCATTAAATTTATTTAATAATACTAATACTGTTGAAACAAGAACTGCTACAAGGATTAGTGTTGAATTACATAAATCTAGTAACAATTTCTGTAACACTAACGGTGGTATGGAATCTAGAGGTCAGAGGCTATCAGAAAATACTAGATGTGATGATTCAGCTGGAGATAGTAATGATGCTTTTGCTCCTCAAGTTTGTACACGTATCTTTTCAATTGATGACGGTGTAAATGAAACAGACCTTGATATTTCAGGATCAGGATCTCATACTTATACCATTTCAGTTCAAAATTCTAATGGAAATAATGTTAATAGAGGAAAAAATTTATACTTTAGAATTGCTACCATAGGTCAGTCTGTACCTTATACTACAGGTTCAGGGGAAAACCAAACAACCACATATCAAGCTAGATATACTACTACACATGATCTTCTCTATGGTGGAGAAGGTTGGCATAAAGGAGATTACTTTCACGTTTGGATGGGTGAAGGATACTATAAAGTAACTATTGAAGAAGTTAGTGTTTCTTTCATACAAGGTTATCTTGATAGTGAAAATGCTGTTATCCGTCCAACTCCTACACCCTTTGACACTAAGACAACAGTTACAGCTGAAAGTATTCTTGGTTCTCTCGAAGAAAAGCTAAAAGACCTTAATTGGTTCCAAGACTCAGAAGTACAAATAATAGGTAATGGAATATACCTGAAAAATGGTAATCCATTTAATGTAACATCTCCAACAGGTACGTTATTAAATGTAGTTACTTCAGAAATTAATCACGTAGAAGATTTACCTACACAATGTAAACATGGTTATGTAGTTAAAATTAAAAATAGTATTGCCAATGAAGATGACTATTATGTTAAATTCTTTGGTGAAAATGACAGGGACGGTCCTGGTGTATGGGAAGAATGTCCTCAACCTGGTAGGAAAACTACTCTAAATAAGGGTACCATGCCTATAGAAATGGTACGTAATTATGTCAGTAATGCTGTACGATTTGATGTAAGACAAATAGACTGGGATACATGTACTGTAGGTAATACTACAACAGTACCTGAACCTTCTTTTGTAGGACAAACAATAAACAAGATGGTATTCTTTAGGAATAGAATGGTAATGCTCAGTGATGAGAATGTTATCATGTCTCAACCTGGAGACTTTTATAATTTCTGGCCTCGCTCTGCTATTACATACTCAGCTACTGATGTTATTGATATATCTACTAGCTCTGAATATCCTGCTATAGTATACGATGCTATACAAGTTAACTCAGGTCTTGTTCTATTTACCAAGAACCAACAGTTCATGTTGACTACAGACTCTGATGTCTTGAGTCCTCAAACTGTTAAGATTAACGCATTAGCTAATTATAATTTTAACTATAAAACTAACCCTATTTCATTAGGTACTACAATAGCATTCTTAGATAACGCAGGTAAACATAGTCGTTTCTGGGAAGTAGCTAAAATATTACGTGAAGGTGAACCTGTTGTAGTTGACCAAAGTAAAGTAGTACAAAAATTATTTGACAAAGATTTAGAATTAGTATCTAACTCTAGAGAAAATGGTGTAGTATTCTTTAGTAAAAAAGGTACCAACACTTTATATGGTTATAAATACTTCAACAGTAGTGAACAACGTTTACAACAAGCGTGGTTTACTTGGGAGTTAATGGGTGAAATACAACATCATGCAGTATTAGATGATGCTTTATATGTTGTTGTAAGAAACAGCTCTAAAGATGTATTACAAAAATTTTCTCTCAGAAAAGAATCTGATGAACATGATATAACTGATAATAATAACACTACTACAGATACTACTGATGATAAAATATACCGTGTACATTTAGATAATAGTACAGCAGTTGCTTCATCTGGTTTAACTTATGATGCTACTAATGATTGGACTAAATTTAATTTACCTACGGGTTTTAATAATAGTTCAGGACAATTAGCTGTCTATGTTGTACCGAGTTCTACAGACTTAACCTTTCAAGGACGCTCAGAGAATGTATCTACATTTGTTGAGAGTGGGGTTACTAAGGTTAAACTACCTGGTAACTGGAAAACATATGATCCACAATATGTAGAAGACGGTAATACTAATGATGATGTAACACCTGCTAATAATATTATACTTGGTTATCAATTTGATATGGAAGTTGAATTTCCTACCGTACATTATAGCCAACAAGAAGGTGAATCTTATAGAGCTTTATTAAATGGATCATTAGTTATACACCGATTTAAACTTAACTTTGGTGCAAATGGTTTGTATTCTACAACCTTAGATAGAGTCGGTAAGCCGTCTTATACTGAGACTTGGGAACCAACCATCTCTGACCAATACGGTGCTAACAGAGTACAGATTAATGAACAAGCTACTCAAACGATACCAGCATATGAGAAGAATAAGAACCTTACTTTAACCCTCAAATCGACACACCCCACACCTGCCACATTATATTCAATGACATGGGAGGGGGTATACACCAACCAAAATTATAAACGTGTCTAAATACATTCACCCTATTACAATGGAGGCTGCTTTAGAAGTGGCCTCTAATCTATTACCAGCTGACCGTAGAGAGGTCGAAGAAGGTCACGGTATAGATTCCACAGAAGCGTTAGTGGACGCTGTTCAGAAACCCTCCTGCGTATACTTCGTAGTGCCTAACGGCAAGACTGCTGGTATGGCTGGAGTAGATGAAGGAGGACAAATCTGGATGTTATGTACACCCGCTATTCATGACTATCCTCTAACCTTTGCTAGAGAAGCAAAACGTTATGTTGAAAGACAACCTAATAAGTTACTGTGGAACATTGTAGATAAACGTAACAAGGTCCATCTAAAGTTACTTAAATTCCTGGGGTTCAAATTTCTAAGGGAATTAAAACATGGACCTAACAACTTATCCTTTATAGAATTTTGCCGTGTGTTTAGGAGCCCAAGCGAAAGCCGCTAACGAGCGAGCTAGAAGAGATTACGAGCATAAGCTCGAAAAAAGAGAAAGAGCGTGGATGGAAACACTCAGCATGACAAATGTTGAGCATCTACAATATGAAATGGGTATTGATGCTAGTAACCTTGGATTAGCTAATACTTATTCTGATATACAAGAAAAAAAACATGCATTAATAGACAAATTCGTTACTGAAAGTCAAGATGACTGGAAACAATATTTGTCTGAAAACACTGGTGATAAACTAAAAGCCAGTGGTAGACTAGGTAGATCAGCTGATCGTATTTCAGCAATTGATTTAGGTCAGTATCTTAAAAAAGGTTCTGATAAAGCTTATGCTTTGACTAAAGCTTCACAACAACTAGATAGAGTAGGTGCAGAAGCTGCTGGTAGAGCAAAATCACAACAGATGCAAATGTTTACTAACGTTGCATTTGTCAAGAACCCTGATATGGTACCACCTAAACCTGTATATCAGAACGTAGGACAAGCAGCATTTATGGATGCATTAAGTATCGCAGGTAAAGTTGCAACAATTTATTCAGGTTTTAGCTAATGGTAATAAAT